TTACATCCTGAACCGCAGGGATACAGACCGGCCTAATGCCTGGGCCAATTCCGGATCAATCAGCGGACCATCTCCCTGTTGTATCCATGCTCCGCGGATATCTTTTTGAAGGGTTATTTTCTCGCCGTTTAATAATATTTCAAGCTCTGTAGTAGCTTTACTAATCGGCGCTGTGTTTATCTGGTAAACGTGGTCGGTATCGTTATATGTTATTCGTAGTGGCAGACCCATCTTTTTCTCCTCGGGGTAAATATACAATTGTTGTAGTTAAATCGGGCATTTTAAAGAAAACAGTGGCAGATGTTTAGGCGGCCAGCTGGTGCTCAACCGTCTCTATCAGGTTATTCATACCAAAAGGTTTGTGCAGTATATCATCAGGGGCCCCGTCCTGTTTAAGGTAGTTTTCAGCATTTTCACTGTCTGTACAGATAATTACGGGAAGGGTTTGGGTTTCTTTGTTCCATTTGAGGAGGCGGCACACATCTATGCCATCTATACCGGGTAAAACGGCATCAAGAATAATAAGATCAGGATGGTTTTGGCGGATGTTGCTGAATATATGGACAGCATTGTCGAGGGTAATTACTTCATAGCCATTACTGGTTAATATGTATGACATTACCTCCGTCATCAAGCCATTATGGTCAACTATCAAGATCTTCTTTGCCATGATCATTTTTATCATTATGATATATGTGCAAAGGCCATGCCATTGATTGACTTAGCGTTAGGAGAGGAGAAAGAATCAAGATATAAGAGTCAAGAATCAAGAAAAACAGTTGGGTTCCTGTCTTGACTCTTGGTTCTTGACTCTTACATCTTGATTCACATTATACGTGGATAAACAACTCTTCTTTTGGACGGCGTACTTTGATCATTTTGCTGTAAACGTCATCTTCGGCACGGTACCCAACGGCAGCGATCACCGAGGTGGTTAATATAATCGCAAAATCGAAAAGTATAAATTTTAAAAACGAAATGTATAAATTTTGATCGTTTTTAAAAATAGATATCATTTAAAGCAAAAGCCACTTTTTTGATCTAAAAGTGGCTTTTTAGGCTATTGGAGGCGTTAAAAAAATTTGGCAATACTTAAATATCACCCCTTTTTGCTGCACGTAATAAGATGTTATACTATTTATTAAGCGCTATTTAAACATCATTTAAACTCAGACTATTTTTACAACCCTGTAGGCTACTCCGAAAGGAGGCATGTTGTTATGTGCCTGACCTCCACCAGCACTGTCAGTACGGCCAGCACCACGAATAAACGCACGTTCTGAGTCTGGATTACCAGAATGAGTACCATAGCCTGACAACCCCTTTCCATCACCGTGATCATGCGCTGGCATCTCATTCAGTGTAAGCCTATGATTTACCTCCCCACCTTTATCACCGATAGCAAATTCAGTTTGCTCTCCGGTTGAGGTATCTGTAAAAGTTCCGGCTGCAACTATCACCATACCCTCTGATCCTGGAGTACCGTTGTTGGCGTTGTCTAAAGCCCAACCTATCCAGCGTGGCGTTATTCCTAAACCCCCGCCATCAAAGTTAGCACGGAAACTACCATCAAAATCATACACCTCTTTGATTGTTCCCCTTACCTCAAATGATTGTACGGCATCTTGTATATATTGCTTTAGATCATAAAGCTTAGTTCTGATTTTTATTTCAGCTATTGAGCCAGTGGCATTGGCTATTACGGCCTTTGCCTCTCTGTACACGTTTTTGAGAGATCCATCTGCAAAAGTTTTTTGATCCGTTGGCGTGTATGGCCCTTTGGCCATAGCAAGTGAACCATTAGCCACGATGTTGTTTGCACCATCAAAGCGAATCGCCTCTCCAGCTACATACACCAAACCTGCAGCAATATTAACAGTGCCGTTGCCATTGTCGTGCACTGCACATCCGGATAAAACCAGATCTACTCCTAAAGCAGAAAACAAACCGTTACCGAGGGTGTAAAGCTCAGACTGTAAATTTAAGAGGTAATCCATTTGGCGTGGATAACCTCCCTGCAGGGTTAAAAGCTCTTTCATATATTAAAATGTTTCGATTGTAAAGGTGATACTTGAAAAAATGTATTTTTTAACATAGGCATATATTGCCTGAGTGCTACCAGCGAGGCTGGCCGGGATCCTGACTATAAAATCAAATTGAGAATTGTACTCAGCCTCAGTAAAATCGTAATCAGCGGGCACATGGTTTTCTATGGCTAAATAGTCAAACTCTGGAGTTGCTCCCTCTCTCTCCAGATAAATAAAAGCCTGATCCAAATAATCATCAGGGTGGAAAATGTAAATAGTATTGTCCGCAAACTGATCTCTCAAAGCAGTTTGTAACCTTTCTTTTTCTGAGTTGATGGTAGCATTTTTTAGCTGCAGCGTACGGAAACTCATAAAGCTTGCGTACAAGGTTTTAAGAGGCGTAAATAATACCTGCAACCATGCCAGCTGTATTGGTTTGACCAAAAAGTATGGCAATAGCCAGCGGATCATTTTATCTATATCAAACCGAAAGTTTTTCATACTGCTAAATAGGTTATTGTAGTATCCAGGCTAAAATCAGGATCTATCATAAAATACCCCGCCTTTGGTTGATAGCTGCTGGTGAAAGTGGTGTAAGCATCAGGGCCGTTTTTAGCAGCGATTGACATAACATCTACCTGGTTGCCAATTACGCCGGGTACAACCTGAATTGCATCGATCAGCTTATTTACATACAGTGTGCCATCAAATGTTACCGTGTTGAGATTGCTCAGGTAATTTTGAATGGCTGTTTTTACTGCAGCTTTTATTACGTTGATATCGCCTGAGGCATCGTAATAAATATTGAGGTACATTTTTAGCGTATCCGCTACTAATGACTGCACGGTAAATTTCACTCCAGATGGCCGGATCGTTTGGCAGTAGGACAATAGGCCTGCAACCTGATCAGCTGTCAGCACTGCTGGCTGACCAGCAGCGGATCCGGCTGCTTTTATTTGAACCTTACCGCCATTGCTGGTAATTGAGCAAAACTGTACTATTTGTTTCGTGGCATCAATAACCGGGTATTGATAAATATTGTTGATAAATGCCAGCAGATCTCCGTACTGGAAAGCCAGCACCTTTTTTTGCCACCAGGGATCATTACCATATTGGTTATTATCAATAATGGCCTGTATAATAGCCTGGAATTTATCCCACAATGTTTCCAGGTAATTAAAAAGCTGAGCGGTTAGAAATACCCAAAGCCTCCAAATCGCTGAATTACTCACGCTGTTTAAATTGGCCAGCCCTGGAGTTGCATCCTTTACTGCAGTAATTTGATCCTCTATTTGTTGTGTTGTACGTGCCATTATCTTTCTGCTTGAATTTGGATGTCAGTAAATGAGTTAATTTGGGTGTTTACAGTTTGGTAGCCATCGTACTGCAGCTGCAGTCGGATTTTTTGCCTCAGCTGATCAATTTTAGATACCGAAAAACTGCTTTTTATATATTTTGCAATTCCTACACCTGTTAACGGGCTTTCCCTAAAACTGCCTTGTGTAGCAATCAAAATCAGCTCCTGATTTTGCTGCTCACAATCATCAATTAAAAAATCTCCGTTTTGTATGGCCAGATCCAGGTTGTTATCTAATATTATATCATTCATTGCACAATGTTTTTATTTTCAATATCATCGGTTTTAATGAGCGGATCTATCCTTGCAGGCGCTTTACTTGTGGGTATCCCCGATAATGCAGTGCCAGCTGATACGCCTGAGTGTATATGATTATCAAAAGCATCACTCAGGTCATTTACCTTTTTCTGCAGCTTATTGAGAATATCTGTTAAAGGCTTTAGCAGTGGGATACCTCCGTTTTTGCCATCATTAAACGTTGTTAAAACAGTGTTTAAACTGAGTTTACCATCACCACTGATCAGCAGCTTTAAGGCGGTCGCTGTATCAAGGCCTATGCTTTCAATTTCGCTGCAGCTGATCACAATCATATCCGTGTTATCTCCATCCACCTCACTAATGATTACATAAGATCCGACTGCAGGAAACAATATCAACCCCATTTTACTGAGGTCGCTATCATTGAAAACAGGCTTTAGTTTAACATCCTCCAGCTCCAGCTCATCGGCCACTGTTTGCACAACACAGGTAAGCTGGTTTTTATCAACCGAAAGCACAATAGCTCTATCTGTAGGATTATCACCCTGAGCTATTTTTTTTACCGCTGCCTTTAAAGTTTGTGTCATGCTGTTTTCCTTTCCAGCTCAGGCTTGTGCCTGTAGCCATCAACGTTAAAAGTTGTCTTAACCGCCTCAACCAGGTATGAGCCGTTATGCTCTGGATAATCCTTATCCATCAATAGCGCATTATCGCCGGGCTCGATGAGAGGTAGGCCGAATGTTGTAAAATCTCCTTTAAAGCCATCGTATTTCAGTTTGTCAATTTCAGAGTTTACTATTTTCTGCAGTTGATCCTTATCCATGTTGGTGTAATGGAGTGTGTGAACCTCTCCATCGTTATCTCCAGCGACTACCTCCAGCTTTTTACCTTTGTGCTGTTTGGATACCCCGATAACCTTTATCCTGGCATCCTCCTTGCGTTTATACTCCAGGTTGTTCTCTACAATATTTCTATTAAAATCATAGATCACCTCTTTACCCTGGTTGTGTATAACCCCGGCAAAATCAACTATCAGCGTGCCGTTAAAAAAATAACATTGCAGGCCGTATTTTCTGAGCCTGTCAAGCGCCTGAGCGGTGCTCTCTCTTTTCAACACAAACCCGCCTATGGATAAATCAATGACCTGAGCAGGCCCTGAGTATACATATTTCACAATCTCAGCAACCTTTACCTTTTTGCTCCACGATTTTGTAAAGCTGTTTTGTTTTAAGCTCCACATCTCATCCTGACAGTCAATTACAACAGGTGTCTTTGCGCCAACATTAGTAACGTAGCCAGTAAACATGGTTTTGAGATTACCATCATATCCCAACTGTATTTCTACAGCAGATCCCCGCTTAATGATCTGGTTGATATCACCGTTTAGGATCTTTAATTTTCTGGCAATAGTAATCTTTGCCGTATTGGTTAAGGATCTCCGGCTTTTGTCAATTTCTACCTCATTGATAAAATTGAACTCCAGATAATTCACCCCTGTAGGATCAGTAATTTTGATATATGATGATAATCTCAGCATTGATGTTATTTCTGAGGCTCTGCAGTTATCGCCTGAGCAGGTGTAAATAAGTTTTTACCCATATAGGCAATACCTGCAGCAAGTGCAGTATGCCATATTGTTGTAAAGTCAAAAGTGAATTGTCCTTTTTGAATGGAATCGCCAACAGTGGCAACAATACCACTCACAATGGCCACTATCAGCCCTTTGATCCAATCCCGTGTGTTTAAGCTTAAAAAGCCTGATGTTGTATTTGTCATTATCCTATTTTTTTAGCGTGTATAAACTGTCTGTTATTGCCCCGGCTGCATTATTCATCTTTACAGTATCAAGCGCCCGGCGCTCCAGCTTTCGCTGCCTGCTGGCCACACAGCCTGACAGGGCAATCAGGCAGATGTATAGAATTATTGCTTTCATTACTTTTTACCTTTTTTGGCCGGGATCTTTTTAGCAGTATCAGCCTTAAACTTTTGGTAATCGGCCAGCGCTTGTGTGTAAGCCTGCTTGTTAATCTCCTTGCGGGTTTCTTTTAAAAAGTCTTTAATAGCGGTGATTTGCTCTCCAGTGAGTTTGCTGCTGGTTTCGATATCATGCTCTGGAGTGCTTAAAATTGAGATCTGATCAGAGGTTAACTGCAAATGAATGTCGTACACTCTGGCCGGATCTGCTTTGTATTCTACTGCCTTTTTAACGGTATCTTTTTTTGCCTGAGCAAATGCAAATGTTGTGGCCAGCGAAAGGGCGATCATTAAAATTGTCTTTTTCATTTTTATTAGTTTATGATTATATAATTTACAGTTGAAGTGTCTGCAGTATTAATGGTGCCAGCTGCTATATTAGCCTGTATTGTTAATGTGCCAGCTGTGCAAACTGCTTGATAGCTTGTTGTTAGATTTGTGCCTGATGGTGTTACTAATTGCACAAATGCCCTGGTTGATGTGGTAACTCCAGAAACGGACACGGTTTTTGTTCCGGCTACCAAAGCCGTTTGCCCAATCCTCCCGTTTGTTCCCTCAGCTATATTTAATCTACCACCAGGAGCGGATAATGTAATATTCCCTATGGTAGATATATTACCCAAATTATCTACCGTAAATTTAGATGTATGAGTTCCGCTAAAATTACTATTGCTGTTAGTACCTGCATCTATAAGTAAGCCCCCGCCACTACCAGTAAAGCCACTCTCAAAAGGGGATATTACTAAACCTTTATACCCACCTGTAGATGTAGAGGAAATAGTCGGGGCTACAACTAAATTTGATACTATACCGGAGGTGTTTGAGTTTATGCCATTTATAATAGCATTATATCCCCCTGCTTGACTAATGTTAGCTAATAAAGAAAATGCGCCTACTTGATTATTATTAACACTAAAAACTCTGCCCCCGTTATTACCTGCACTAATTTGAATATTACGAGCAGTGCCAGTGCCCCCATTTGCTGTAATTATTTTATAAATATTACTGGCCCAAATACCGGCCCCATATTCATAGTTAGTGTTTGATCTACTGTATTATAATGAGCATATCCGGCACTTGTGCTGCTCATAGTAAATAAGCCTGTTGTTCTAAGTGCCCCCTGTACATCGAGCTTATACCCTGCATCAGTAGATCCTCCTATAATAACATTACCCGTGCTTCTCTTTATAAAAAACGGCGTTGACAAAGCAGCTCCGGCATCTGTTCGCGAATTGATGCTAAAATCGCTACCAATGTTTGATCCAGTTTCAGCCGTACCATCAACTCTGAAAAGCCAACGGGCCACATTTGAGGTTTGAAATAAAACATCCCTTACGTTACCAGATGCAGCGCTCAACGAATATTGCGCCGTACCTCCCCCGCTTGCAGATATGGATATCTGAGGTGTGGCTGATGTAATAGTAAGCGATCCAGTTAAAGATCCACCTGTAAGCTGTAAGTACCTGGCATCTCCAGCAGTTTTAGTGTATACATCACTTATAGCGTACCCGGCTAAGGTGGTAGGCGTTCCGGTTATTTTTGACCATGCCAAAGAGGTTAACCATGTAGGATTTGCATAAGATCCGTACTGATAAACATAATTTAAATTAGCCCTTGATTTGCTTAACAGACCGCCTGAGCTGGTTGTATCAACAGTTAGTGTGCCAGCTGTGGTGATTGGAGTTGAGCTGGTAAAGCCATATCCAGGAGTAATTGAGGTTACGCTACCGCCTCCACCACCGCCGTGAGCCGAAACTACACTATCCGCTTTCGCAATGGCAGTCCTATCAACATATATTTTATTAGTATATGAATTACCGGTTATAGTGGTGCTGTTATCGTGATCAAGCGTTATTCCTAAACCTAAATCATCATGCAAAACCATGGGGTGTAACGCTCCCGAATTAGTACTATCAGCTTTCATCTCAAAACTCTGAGAGGGAACCCCCGGAATAGATGAAACCAAATACATTCTTATACTGTGGGGTTTCATCTTAAAATCAGTATATCTATAAGTCCCGCCAGTAGTTCGTGCCTGATTATATAACTCTATCCATCCATCAACTGCACTCACATTAATGCCCGCTTCTTTAACATCTGTATATCCTACTACATAATCACCCGCTATATGATTAAATCGTGTTCTTAATTGTAGATTGTAGTTAGAGGTATCTCCACCGTCATCATGTGCATAATTATACCCTGATATAGACAAGCTTTCAGTAAGAGTACCGCCCATATTTATTTTACCATCACCTCCTACGTATAACCCGCTTCCCGCACTAACTATACCTGCTATATCGGTCATCTTAGCATAGTTGACCCCGAAAGCATCCTGCAGGTTATTACCTACATTCTGAAATCCTCCAGTAACAGTACCAGAGGCACGATCTGAATATATTTTATAAGAAAATGTAGCATGATCACTCGTAGCGCTTGGTGGATTTACCTGTAAGCTTACAGCACTTGTATCAACAGATCCGACACCAGCAGTAGCAAAATACTGCAATTGCTTACCGCTTATTTCTGTTTGAAAATTAACCGTACTTGATGGAGGGCCTGATTGCATATTAATCCCCCATACTTCACCTACGCTACTAACACTAAATGTGCTTTGAATCTTAGTGCTATTATCAGGGTTTCTAATAAAGTTTGTAGCTCCCATAGAACCAGCCAATAACTGAGAATATCCCAAAGAGGCTGGATTTATGATATCACCAGCAAGTAAAGCCGTTTTAGATATGCCATATCCATCGATATAAAATGATGCCGACTGAGGAGGTGCGCCCCCGGCAATATCACCGATATTAGTTGCTTTAATAGATGCTGATGATACAAAAGAACGGATAGCCTGAGCATTCCAAAGCGTATCAAAACCAGTAGGCGCATGGCCAGGGTAGAAATACGACATTAAACCACCTGATACAGGCTTAAATTGTGGCGTAATGGTTTGCGCATAGCTCCCCATGCCTGCCAGCATAATTGAGATGATTAGTAGTTTTATTTTTAACATGGTTTTAAGATTTAATAATTATAATGATGTCAAAATCAGTGGTATCAGAGCCTGAGTCAGCTGCATTAATAGTAACCGTTGTAGGTGATGCAACCGGGTTTCTGTTTATGGTTGCCGTTTTGATCTCATCTCCGGCATTTGGGCCAGAGGTGTATATCACCATAATATCAGGGTATGCACCAAATGCCTCATACGTGGTTTGAAAATCAGTCAATTCTATAGGCAACGGGGTTTCAGCTGCAAAAGGGATTTCTACAGGCGGGATGCCTCCATCAGCGCCACGCTCTCCCTGATCCCCTTTATCTCCCTTATCGCCTTTGTCACCCTTTAAACCCTGAACGCCCTGAGCACCCTGATCGCCTTTATCGCCCTTGTCACCCTTTGCGCCTTGTATGCCAACAGATCCAGCCGGGCCAGTGTCGCCCTTAATACCTTGATCACCTTTATCTCCCTTATCACCTTTGTCACCTTTTTGCCCCTGAATACCCTGAGCGCCTGGAGCGCCTGCAGGCCCGGCAGGGCCTTGCGTGATCCCGGTGAAAAGGGGAGTAATAAAATCAATGATCCAGGCTTTTAAAATTGCCATCGAAAAGCGCTTTACATCTCCAGGGTTCGGCCCGGTGGAAACTGGCAACTCATGGCCATCGGCTATGGCAGTGCCCTCAGGTAAATCGTGTATTTTAATTAAATCCATTATGCGCTGATATAATTAACATCATTGGTTATTATAAACTGATCATCATTGGTGCCTAAGGCAGTACCTGGATTATCATCACTCATGCTCACAACTTGAATGTTGTTGGCTTTGATGTAATCGGCAAAATCCGGATCTGCAGAGTCGGGATAGGTATCCTGTATTAAAATAGTGCTGCCAGCAGGCACAACATCATCCAGCTCCAGATCATTATCAATACACAGATCTATTACTGCAGCTGCAGATCCGTAATACTGTACGGCCAGATCTATGAGGTTTTGCCTGTCTATAACTTTCACGCTGATCATAGTCCTGGTGTAATTGCTTTTTTGGTTTTAACTGATTTTATCTCCAGCTCTACTGGCTGATCACTTGTGCACTCCAACTCAAAGGGCTGCATATTCTGATATCCCTCCACCGCTGGAAAGCTCCAGCGTTCAATTACTATATTGTGTATATCCAGCAGGTTAAAAACCTGAGAGGTTATGCCAATAGCAACCTTTGCGTTTATTACTTGCATAAGCTCCTGCAGTTGCTGCTCAGGATAATCCCACGAATCATAATTGATTAAAAACCCCCTGATTGTAATGGCATAATCATCATCAGATATGTACTCCTTTACCGTTCCATCTTTGCCCTGCATTGGGGTTTTAACAATGTTCCGCTGGCCAGTTATATCAAACAATGGCCAATCTGGTAAGGTGTATGTTTTCTCAGGGCTGGATATTTTACCTGCAGTAACAATGGCGGGCACTGTGAGCGTAATCTGCTCATAAATTGGAGTACCTAAAACGCTGGTTATGTTGCTAATTGGTAATGGCAGGGTTTGAACCTGAAAGGGATCTGATCCCTGATTTGAGTTGATTAGCCGTTGCAGTTCCTGATTAACAACCTGCCCAACAGCAAACACCCCTGTGGATGCTGCTGTTTGAGCAATGTTGTTTTTGGCATCAGGAATGGCAAACCGAACACCTGTAATGCCGAAAACTTTTTGAAATAGCTCTGGTATATTAAAGCTGTTAGATTGTGCCATGTTTTAGAGTTTTAATGATTCTCCGTCTTTTAAAGAGAATCGCTTTGATTCAAATTCGAGGGAAAAGCGGAGGCGTTGCCAGTATTTGGAAAACTGCTCATCTGAAAGGCTATCAGGATCTACTTTAAAATGATATTGGATTAATGCCTCAGCTTTAAAAAGAATATCATTGCCCTGCTTTGATGAGATAGTTTTGCAGATACTTAATACTTCACTACCTCCGCTTTCAAAAAATTTAGTGCGCTCCAGAGTTTAGTTTGAGTAATCACAGCTGCATCAAAGTTTGACAGGATCGTTTTGTCACCGCCAATAAAGGTGTTGTTAGCTAAAAACTCTCTGGCCTCAAATACTTTGCCCTCCTGCGACAAATTCACACAGTTAGCCATGATATCACGGCCCGGTTTTTTAAAGTATCCTGTTAACTTTTCATGCTCGTTTACCGTTACGGTAACAATGTGCACCTCTTTAAATTGCTCTTTCCAGCCATCAAGTGTGCCCTGAGATACATTGCCGGGTAACATGGTGTTTGTTGATTCTTTTGATTGATCTTTTGTTGGGTTTGCCATTGCTTTAAGTTTTATGTAAATGGTGTTTAAATAGCGTTTAAATGATTTTAAGAAGCCCTCCAGCTCATCACTGGAGAGCTAATGATTTGTGTTAATATGTTCAAAGAACGATGTGCTAAATGTTATGCAGCCCAATCAATCTCAGTGATGTAAAGAGGTAGTTTAACCTCGATTTCCTTAACATCACCGGATTTGCTACTCCTGTCTTGTTTGGTGAAAACACAGCCTTTAAGCACGTGCGTTACCAGCAGCTGCTCAGGATTGGTGTAAACCACAACCACATCAAATGGAGGGATATCATAAATTGAAGTACCTGGAGCCAATGAAAGGTTTAAGGCCTCAACTTCGCTCATCTCCAGGGTGATTGATCCATCAGTTTTATAGTTGCCAGATACCCGGCCAATTGGTTTTTTACCACGGCCATAAACTGATTTTGTATCCTGACTATCGCTGTAATCAATGGCTAATATTCCTACCAGAGATCTACCCAACAGGTTTACCCTGATGTCGCTCCAGCTGTATAGCATTCCGTTTATTGCTTTTTCAGTTGCCATTTTTTAAGATTTAAAAGGGTTTGAGAATCCAATTGATATCACAATCTGCCTGCCTATGCTCAGCGGTGTAAAGGCTATCTCAACGTTTACATTTGAGGTTGCCAAAACATTTTGCTCAGGATCCACATAGCAATCAATACCGCCTGAGATATCGCCATCATCCTGCATTTTCTCCAGCGCCTTTTTACCTGTAGTTTCCAGCGCCTTGCGGTCATCATCCTCCAGTTGCCCGGTTGATGGATCTACTTTAAGCCTCGATTTAACTTTTGGCAGTATGGCGGTACGTGCTAAGAAAATAGCCTTTTCAATAGTGCGGTTGTTTTCTATATAGGCATAGTCATTGTTACCAATGGCAGAGCAGGTGTGCGAATCGCTGAGGTAGAACCCTGGCAGGCCAGAAATCACATCAGGGAATATGTACCCTTTGTCATTCAGCTGATCCAGATCTGCATCAACATAAGAGTTGATATCCTGATTTGAGCTCAGGCCTGCAGTTGTAAATAAGCCTAAGCCGGTATTTTGCAGGTTAAATGCGGGATCAAGCTCTCCAGGATCCTGACTTACTGCAGCAAGGCTGATCAAGCCCAAAACATCACCTAAGGCAGCATAACCAGCAAAAGCTGCATTTGAATTGCTGATAGCTGGATCTGCAGCAATAGTTACACTTACATTTGGCGCTGTTAAAGTCCTAAGATCTTTTGCAGCTGCAGCCGTACCATTAAAGCTCCGGCCCTCAATTAAGAAACTGGCATAACGGAACTGGCTAAATTCGCTTTGATAAAGCGCCTGAGCATTTGCTACTGCAGCCACGACATCAGAATCAAGCCCATTTGCTAAAACAGGCTCATAGCCAGCTACAGGGTTTCTGCCTATGCCTACATATTTAACTTTGCCCTGCTGATCCCTTAATAGCTTTTTAGCGTAGGCATTTGCCACGTTAGCCATATCAGCCAATGCTGCAGTTTGCGGAGCGGTTAAAAAGTATAGGGTTGCATTAGGGTTACGGGTGAAAAACCTATCAATATGGTGATACACCAATACGGTATTGGCTGTATCATAAGCTGCAGTTACACCAATGGCAATGGCATCCTTTTGGCTGGCCAGTGCATAGGAAACTCCGTTTTTTAGGTTGCCATCACCAGCAACCTCCGGCGCTGAGAGCACCATTGCAAACACGGCATCCGTGTTCGGATTTCTACGGCCTAATTTGCCGTTTAATTTGTTTATGGTTACGTTCGGCCTCATCTTATGCGGATTTTCGGTTTAAAAAATTAATGAGCACACTGATCACCAGGAGCGTTGCCAGCACCGCCATTGCAATCCAGTTCCATGTTGGCGTTTTATCCACCAGCAATTTTTGAGTTGTTATGTCCTTAGTGAGCTTTGTTACCTGAGCCTGCAGAGAGTGTATGGTTTGATCCTTACTCTCACAGGAAATCTGGAATTTACCATAAGCATCAATCCAGTAACTGAGTTGAGCTTTAGTTTCGGGATCTGTAACAAATTGCTTTTGTGGCGGTGACTGTATGTAAATTGGTTTTGGCGGTACAGGTTTGTTGGCTTTTAAAGCAGCAATAGAATCCTGTTTATATTTCAGCTCCATATTAAGCCGGGCAATCGAATCCTCAGACCGCTGATCCCTGGCCATCAATGCAGCGTGATACAGGCTATCAATATTTACTCCGGCAAATACTTTAGCTCCCTGCAGCTTAATATCAACCTGCTTAAAGCTGGTTACGGTTGAATCTGTTTGGGTGTGGTCAACCTCCGGTTTAATTACACTGCAGGAGTTAAACATCAGCGCTGAAACCATTAAGAGCATAGCTGCGATTATCGTCTTAGGCATATGCTTATAATATTTTTTCAAGTTTATCATGTTAAATGAATTTGTTGTAAGCTGTCAATAGGCGCTTATCATAGTTGTTTACTCTATAATTTTCGCCGTTATAGTAATAAGCAAAGGTTTGCCAGTCCTTAGCTTTAAGCGCCTTGTACAGCGCCGGGATCGACTTAATGAACCGCAAACCAAGCTCTACCTGGTTAGCCTCACTTACTTTGGCATAATCCCACATTGCCCCAACAGTAGCAAAACCCAACTCAGCAAAATGGAATCCCATAACCTGCATCATGCCAATACTGGTTGATTTCATGGCGCAATTTGGCGACTCAGCAAAAGCATCGTTAAACGCCAGCCATTGCGCTGCCTGATTGCCTGATCCAGTATTTTGCCAGGTAAGGTGTTTAGTATCCTTTTGCCAGTCGGTTTTCAACCGTTTGAACCATGACGGCTCAAATCGGATTATGATTTTTCCGGTCGGAGGATTAAACCCAACGCCAGAGCTTTCCACCGTGATCACAGCCATAAGCGAGGCGTACTCAATGCCATAAGATGCAGCAAGCGCCTTTATCTGATCAGTGGTTATCTTTTGCCCGGCCATTATTGTTGTGCGTTTTGATCAGGATTTGGATTGGCATTAAAAACATGCTCAATCACGTGGTTAATAGTATCCATGATTGGCGAATTATGAGGCGCTCCCTCAGCAGCTGGCTGAGCATCACCTGCAGGCTCATTGACAACAGCTGCGTAATTGGCATCTGATCCGGCAACTGGCAGGATATCTGTAGATATCACAGGGGTATCAGTCACAACAGGCTCCTCAGGTGCTGGATATTCAAACTTTTCAAATTTGGCATCCAGATTACCTGTTTGGCGTTTTATACTGGCTACTAAATGATCAGGTATATCCTTAGCCTCATCACTTACCTCATCTGCAGCATCCTCATCAAATTCAACATCATCACCGTCTTTCTCAAAAACATCTATTGTTTTATCGGCTAATGTCCTGGCATGGCCTACAGCATCGTTTTGATGCTCAAAGCATTTGCAATCTGCAGTAACATGAACTTTATCAAATTTTGGATTGAACTCGAAGCACGCTTTAGCTGCCTCAGCTCTTTGTTGATTTACTTTCACTTTATTAAAATTTAAGGTTTACCCAACTGGCCGGGAGGGGCTTAAAGCACCTCCGCTGGCTCAGTATAAATGGGGGTATTTCGTTAATTATCCTACAATTGCGCCGTTGGCGATATTGCGGATTGACAGGGCAACAAAGCGTTTTTGAAAGCCAATAATGTCACCACGAGCCTCAGGATCTTTAAGGCGTGAAAACATATCATATTCGCCATCTGCTCTCATTACTTCCTGAGCAGAGTAAAATAAAGATGATGGCACATCACCAACTGCAGGTGCAGCACCAAAAGCATTTTTAACACCAGCATTATAAGTTGGGGTTACGCTTGTGGAGTATACCTGGAAGCTGTACAGGTTTTTTGATCCGTTCTGGCCAAAAACATCTTTAAACAATACTTTATCTGCCTTTTTAAGCGCTGCATTGTGTGCAGGGCATAACAGAGCAATACGATCCTCCTGAGGGATATCTAAGGCATTAAATTTAGCCTCCATATCAATCAAAACATCTATAATGTTATTTGCGCCTAATTGCAGTACAGGAGTAGCTGGAGTATCAGATGTAGGGCCGTACGCATGAGCAGCTTTTTGAGTGTTCTTTTTTCTCAAAGCCAAACGGTGTTGACGTATAACACTTTCCAGCTTGTTATAAGCTAACTGTATTGATGTTGCATTACGCACCACTGTGTTTTCAGTATCAAAGTAATCCAAAGGCAGTGCGATAGGTGTATCCGTGCGCTCCGACATTGGTATCGGATATGTAGTATTGTTAACCAAAACAACAGGGTCAACTCCGGCATCTGCTAAATTAATAGTGTTGTTTTCCACAAATGCAGTCATATCCACGCTACGAACCAACCAGGAATCATCCGGATAGAATTTTTCCATTAGTTTACCGATCCAGATCTCTTTGAATAGACCTGCGTAAAGTCGGCCAGCTTGCATGATAGGCTTTCCGGTGTACAGTGTTTTTACGAATGCAAACACCAGCATAAGCGTGTTAGCGCCTACAGCTCCGTAAACGGGATTAAATCCGCAAATAAATGCGATTAAGATGCCCGCTAATGCGTTGATTGCCAACGCTTGTAAATTGTTTTTAAATGCTGATTTCATCAGTTTATAGTTTAGTTTTTTGTTACTTTTTAATCGTTTATTGTGGGTGTTTAGGCACTTACTTTGTCACCTATTTGGGCAATTGCACGCACACTTGCGGTTTTTGCAGATAGTAGTTTTTGGAACCTGGTTGGATCAGCACCCTGCATTAACTCCAATTCGGCTGGAGCTTTAAGAGCGAAATCATCAAATGTCCATGCTGCTTTATCATCCGCTGCTGGAGCTCCGGCTCCTGGTGCGCCCGCACCTCCTGCAGGTGCTGTTATTGTGGCTTTTACTTCTGGAGCTTTTAAGGCTATCAGGGTTGTTTTTAAGGCCGTTAAATTCATTTTGCCGAAATCAACAAAAGCCTGTTTATCGCTTGCGCTCAACCTTTTTTCGGCTATGGCAGCATCCACCAGATCCTCAACCTCTTTTTCTTTGGCAGTTTTGGCCTGAGTTTCCAGCGTCAAAACCTTTCCGGTTAGTTCAGTGATTTTATCACCTACTTTTTTAACAACTGCCTCTACCTCATCATCGGTTGATTGGGCGCTTAAATTGACTGTGTGCCCGGCCTGCAAACACAGTGCAACCAGAGCGGGGATTGTTTTTTGATACATATTGGTTTGTTTTTCTGTTTTTGGTGCAGCTTCGGTTGACCGCAATGAAAGGAGATACTGTTTAGCCTCTTCGCCGTTGAGTTTTTGGCCTTTTGAGTTGTAGAGGGCAATAGCGTTTTTGTTGGCAGGTACAGGGGTAATGCTTGTTTCTTTAATGCTGCATTTTTCCATTTCACCGGTAGCCTCATTAAATTGAATTGGCGATATGCCAATACTTGCACCCTTTAAAATACCCTGCTCTACCTTGCTACAAAACTTCATAGCCTCAGGATCCTCCTCATCAAACATGGGCACTCCTGTAAGCTGAGTTCCCTGGATCTGCAGGTCAGTCCACTGGCCTATTGGCTTAGTGTAGTCATGGTCATAAAGCATAATGGGGTTTGCTTTAAAACTATCCAGATCAATGCCTGCAGTAAGCACTTTAAACGCATAGAGGTTTAAAGACTCATCCGATAACACAAAGGTTTTGGTACTCTTTTTCATGCAGCAATTTTTGCTTATTTCTTTATTGAAGCCCAAAAATGCTGCGATAAAACACAGAAAAAAAACAGATAATTCAGTAATTATCAAGAACTGGTAGATAAATTACAGAAACCTGTACAGTAATGAAATTCACATTTATTTAAGGCCCTGATTTGATACATTTTTGTATCACACAAGTAAAAACATGGCTAAAGAAACCAAATTAAGCAGAGAGAGAAAAAGGGATCTGGCACTGGAGATGTATTTGAATACAGACAAATCACAGAAAGAAATCTGTGAAATAGTTGGATGGACAGAAAAGACATTTACAGAAAATAAAGAAAAAGGTCAATGGGATTCTCTGAAAGGGGCATCTACCATAACAGCTGCCAACATCATCAAAAAATTATACCTCCGGTTGGAGAAACTGGTGGATGCAGATAAGATTGATGCCGATGCTTTAATTAAGGTTACTAAGTCAATCGAATTTCTCTCAAATAAAAAGGTCACTATTTCTCATCATATCAATTGCGCCAAAGAATTTACCATCTGGCTATTTGCTAAAAATCCAGAACTGGCCAAAGAGTTCAACAAACATCAAAGGGCATTCATTAACGAATTAGTAAGCAATGGCCAGTAAAGTAATTGAGCGTAGAACCTATGACGATTGGAAACTCTTTTGCGATCAGGTACAGGATAGCACCGCTGTTAATATATCTGAAACAAAACAGGATCAAGCAGCTCGTATAAAGAGGGCGCTGGTTGACTACAGGTTTTTTGTTAAAACCTATTTCCCCGTTTATACCGATGAGGGTAAAACAGATTGCGCTGATTTTCAAGTTGACTTAGCCAATGAGGTTGAGTTAAAGAAACGGCCAGAATCCGACCCAAACAAAATTGCCGTTGCGGAATGGCCCAGAGAGCACGCCAAATCTGTACACGTAACCATCCTAATCCCTATGTGGAAAATTGCCCGTAAAACGCTTACAGGTATGCTACTAATGGGTAAAAATGAGGATGATGCGTGTAATCTATTGAGCGATATTCAGGCCCAACTGCAGCACAACGCTTTGTTTATTCACGATTTTGGAGAGCAGTTTAATTTTGGCGATTGGCAGGATGGTGACTTTACCACAAAAGAGGGAATCCGGTTTTTAGCTTTTGGCCGTGATCAGTCTCCACGTGGAGCACGTAAAGGCCAGCTCAGGCCAAACTATGGAGCGTGTGATGATGTGGATGATGATGATATCGTAAACAATCAGAAACGGGTTAAAAAGGTCATCAAAAAAATCATGGGTGCAATGTTCTTTGCACTTGATACCAGGGGAGGCACGCTGGTTGTAGCTGGTAACAGGATACATGCTCAATCCATTTTGGCTCACATGGTTGGCGATATTAAGCCGGGCGCTCCAAAAAGAGAGGGCATATATCATTCTAAAATTTTTGCCATTGATCCCAAAACTGGCCAGCCTGCCTGGTGGCAACGGTACACGCTTGCTATGATTAATAGCAAGGTTAAAGCTGCAGGCATATACGGACGTACAGAGTTTTTCCATGAGAACCATGTCGAGGGCGAATTATTTAAGGATGCTTATATCCACTGGATAAAAATGTGGCACTTGCTAAAACAGTACACTATGATCATAGGGTACTTTGACCCCTCATTTGAGAATAACCCTACCTCTGATTTTAAAGCGGTGCGGGTTTGGGCTGGCTTATCAAAAGCCTCTGGAGATTGGGAAAGGCATTGCTTAAAATCATTCGTTCGCAGGGTGCCCATTATTGATGCCTTTGAGTTCATGTCTGCACTCAATGACAAACTACCTGCAGGCGTTGGCATCCTTTGGTACATCGAAAAACAGTTTTCAACTAAGCCCTTTAGGGATGCCCTTGCAGCGCACAATAAAAACCGAAAGGCAGAGAGCAAAAAGGAGTTGGTTGTCCTGGAGGATACTACCGATAAAATCAATAAATACATTCGCATTGCTCAAATGCAGCCATCCTACATAAACGGTGAAAACTTTTACAATCAGGATGAGCTGTATAACCCTGATATGATCGAGGGCAACAACCAACTCAAAGGAATTGAGCCAGGATATCAAACGCCTGATGATTCACCTGATGCTGATCAGGGAGCGTGGAATTTATTGGATCAGCACAAACCACAAGCAAATTTTAAACCCATTATAGGTAAACCAAAAAAAAGAGGATGGTAATATGACAATATTAGGATTAGTAGCCAGCACGATTGGCGCCGTATTCACCGGAGGTATTTTCAAAACTATTGTAGACAGGTTTAGCATGACCAAAAACGAGCAGTATAATGCTTTAGTGATGTTGGTTGAACAGCTACAGATAAACGTGAATGAGAATAATCACGAAATCACATTGCTCAAAAACGATGTAAAAGATTGGCGTGAAAAGTATTACAAAGAGCTGGAGGAAAAAAACAAGCTGGCTCTGGAAGTAAGTAAGCTGAGCAGTCAATTAAAAATCTTCAACAAAAACCACACTGATTAATTATGAATTTTTTAACAGATGATGATTTCGTACAATTCCAGGTACGTAATGAGGTATTGGCGGTTTTAAAAATAAGCGAGACAACCCTCGACAATTCAGAGCTGGCTGCTCAGGAGCAAATGAGCTCATACCTGCGAACCCGGTTTGATGTTGCTGCAACATTCTCAGCCTCAGGGCCTGCCAGAAACCCGCTTATTATCATGTATATGATTGACTTAATACTCTATCATTTACATAGCAATACGCCATCCCGTGTGGTGCCAAAATCCAGAGATGACAGGTTTAGTGCTGCTATCACCTGGTTAACCAGCGTTAACACAGGCGACCTGATACCGGATCTGCCAGCACTCCCGGTAACAACTCCAGATCCAGCAATGCGATTAGGCACAAATAGGAAATATTCAAAGAGATGGTAAACCCCATTTAAAGACCATTTAAACACCGTTAAAATGCAAAAAACAACCAATACAAAGGCAACCGCCCCGGCTACAAAAAAAGGGCCATTAACAGGCCTTAAACATGGTGGAACTATTACCCTAAAGGATGGCACAACATTCACAAAGGCTCAGATAAAAAATGATCCGGGAATGGTGATGGCTGCAATAGTTAAACAGCAGCGCTCTTTGTATTCTAAAGCAATGGAAGACTGGATTGCTGCCAGGGCAATGGCTGAAAATCCAATTTATCCGATCAGAACCCTGTTATATGATATTTACGATGATATTATCCTGGATAACTTCATTAGTGGCTTGATATACAATCACCGGATACTGCCTGTTAAAAACAAGCCTATTAAAATATTGAATGTCAAAAAAGAGTTTGACCAGGTTAAAACGGATCTGTTTACTAAAGGATGGGTTAGAGAGCTTTTTAAATGGTGGTTAGAGAGTATATTCTATGGCTTTTCTCTGCCTTATATTGATGAGCTTCTTTTTGACGGCAAAACCGCATGGATCAACAAACTTATTTTATTACCCCGTAAAAACGTCAATCCCGAATTACGAGTAGTTACCAGATTTCAAAGCGATTTTGAGGGTTTTGATTTTTGCGAGGATCCGCTGAAAAAATACGTTTTCCCGGCTGGTGATCGGTATGATTTAGGCCTGCTTAACAAGGCAACACCAATGGCGATCCTGAAAAAACATGGCTGGCAAAATTGGGATGAGTTTGCTGAAATATTCGGGATGCCTATCCGTACAGTAAAAACAGCCTCACAGGATCAACGGGTATTAGGTGAAATTGAGGGATGGCTGAGGGATATGAGCACATCTTCATACGGCATTTTCCCTGCAGGCACTGAGCTGGATATCAAAGAGAGTAAGCAATCTGATGCCTTTAACGTGTTCGCTCAGCTGATCAAAGCAGCCAATGAGGAGCTGGCAATTTTGATATGTGGCCAAACTATGACCTCAATGAACGGCTCCAGCAGATCTCAGGGCGAAGTACATGAGCGTGTAATGGATCAGATCACAAAGGATGATGAGCTTTTTGTAAAAACGCTTTTTAATGAAATGCTTATACCTATCCTGAGAGACGTTCACGGCTGGCCTTTGGATGAGGGTGATACGATGGAGTGGGATCATCCTGAGGATCTGCAGGCTCTACTTAAAATTTTCTCCGGTGTTAATGCTATGGGCTTTCAAATTGACCCTAAACAGGTTGAGGAGAAATTTGGCACAAAAATCATAGGCCTTAAATTACCTGCAGCGCCTCCAGATCCAAAGGATGATAAGCCAGAAGATCCTGAAAAGGAGGACAAGGAAATGAGCGCCGAAAAGCTTTTACAGCTTCACGCTAAGCTGCAAAAGCTCTATTATGGAGGGCTGGCAAATGTGTGAAAAATGCGGCATCATCACGCTATCTATAAAACTGGATGGACTGGAGCCTGAATTAAAAAGGGTTGCGAAACTCATTTATGACGGCAAACTAAAGCCGGGCCAGATTGATAAGGCCATAGTTAAAAAGATAGCTGATCAGCTTATGAAAGGCATTTTTAAAGGCTATGGCAAAGATCTTAAATCTAAAAAGCTTACACCTGCAGATCGCACATTTTTAAACAAGATCAATGATAATGTTTATGTGTTCAGTGGGTTCAAAAATCATGCTCAGCTGGTTGAAACCACTATGCTGCTCAAAACAGATGAGGGCACTTTAAAGCCATTTAACGACTTTTTAGAAGATGTTTTAAAGGTAGACAAAACCTACAATGAGGTTTATCTGGCTGCAGAGTATAGCAATGCCATAGCCTCCGCTCAGATGGCTCAGGCATGGCAGGATTTTGAAAACAACGGAGTGGAGATGCTTACCTATCAAACCGCCAATGATGACCGGGTAAGGGAGGAGCACGCCATTTTAGAGGGCATAACCTTGCCTTTAGATGATCCTTTCTGGAGTACCTATTACCCGCCTAATGATTGGGGCTGCAGATGTGATGCCGTACCTACAACCGAAACTAAAGAGGTTAGAGAGCCAGCCAGCAGCCTGCCAGATATCCCGGAGATGTTTCAAAATAATGTAGGGCAAACAGGTGTAGTGTTTCCAGATACACACCCCTATTTTGATGTATCAAAAGGCATAGCAAAAACCATAAACAACCAGGTTAAAGACATTTTAAACGAGGAGGATTAACACATGCCTAAGGGTTTAGATTACATAATCAATTTAAAAGACGGCGATTTCGGCGGGGCTAAAAAAGCTAAAACCGAAGTGCAGGGCCTCGATGAGGCCGTACAAAGCACGCATGAACACGCCGGAGGATTAGGTGAAGTATTTGGCAGGGTTGGGGGGATTATAGCGGGTGTTTTTGCTGCAGAGAAAATCATTGAGTTTGGCAACGAATCCAGAGAGGCCTTTAAAAAATCAGAGGCTGCAGCTGCTCAGGTTAACCAGGCTATTACCACAACCGGAGGCTTAGCAGGCAAAAGCCTGGATGAGCTCAGGGAAAAGGCCGAGGCGCTGGAAAAGCAAACGCTTTTTGGTGATGAGGATACACTGGCTGCAGATTCATTGCTATTAACCTTTACCAACATCAGGGGCAAAATATTTGATGAGGCAATCCCGGCTATTCAGGATCTGGCACAACGTATGGCTGGTGATGGCCCTGCAGATTTAAAGGGAGCATCCATTCAGGTTGGTAAAGCCTTAAACGATCCTATTGCAGGCATCAATGCCCTGAGGCGTGTTGGTGTGTCTTTCAGTGATGCACAAAAGGCTCAAATTGCCGTATTGGTAGAGCACGGCCAGATCCAAAAGGCTCAGGGCATTATTTTAAAAGAGCTTAACACAGAGTTTGGAGGATCAGCAGTTGCAGCCCGTAAAGTGTTGGGGCCGATGGGCGATTTAAACCAGGAAAGTGAGGAGCTTAAAAAAACCTTTGGTAGCCTGGTTACTGATGGCCTTAACGTTGTCGTGCCTGCTCTGGTTGATGTCGTACATGGCGTACAGGATGCAACTAAGTGGATAGGTGAAAATAAAGAGCTGCTCATTGATGTGGGTATTGTTGTAGGCACAACCGCTGCAGCCTATGGCATATACCAGCTATCTGTTTTGGCGCTGGAGGCTCCTATGGCCATAATGACTGCAGCGCAATGGGCGCTTAATGTGGCTATGGATGCCAACCCCGTTGGTATCATAATAACTGGTATCGGTGCCCTTATTGGCGGGCTTGTTTTGGCCTATAAACATTCCGAAACATTCAGGGCCGTATTATCCGGCATTGGAGAGGTTGCCAGTGAGTTAGTGCCCATTTTTAAAGGCGTGGGCGAAACTATTTTAGGCGCTCTTACTATGAACCCGGTGCTAATTGCAAAGGGCTTTAAAGATGCTTATGATGGCATTGCCAAAGTTGTACAGGATGGCGGGATCTCCGGCGCTTTTAATCGTGGCTACGATCAATCATTAGCGGAAAGCAAAAAAGAGGATGAAGAAAAGGCCAAAGGCACGGCAACCGACCTGGTGACAAAACCAGGCAAAGGCAAAAACACTCCGTTTTCAGTATCTACAGGCAAACATAAAGGTGATAGCAGTGATACAAGTTTAGCCGGGGGCAAATCAGTACGAAACGTTAAGGTTGATATACACAAGCTCATCGAGCGCCTGGAGTTTCATACAACCAATATCACCGGAGCCAGCACTGCAGATCTTAAACGCCAATTAACAGAGCTACTGGTTGGAGTTGTACATGATAGCGAACTGGCTTTAGGATCTCAATAACATGGCAGAGAATAGGCACGCACACGAATTTGATGAGCTACTAAACGGATACCGGGCATTAAAGCTCAGAATGATCCAGCAGGCAGCTATTATGGCTATCAATCATTTTAAGGCCAGCTTTACTAACCAGGGCTTTACTGATCAGGCCCTGGTTAAATGGCCAGCCAGAAAAGGAGGCCCAAATAACAAAGTCCGGGCGCTGCTTGTGGGTACTGGCCCGGGGGCCGGTACACTAAAAAGAGGCGTAAGAATAAAACACACCTCCATTGATGGCGCTACAGTTGGCGTTGATGAGGGTATCCCGTATGCTGAGATACACAATTTCGGCGGGGAGATAAAGATCACGGCACAAATGAGGCGCTTTTTTTGGGCTATGTATTATAAATACGGAGGTGGCCAGAAAACTGCCAGAGGCACGCCAAAGCAGCTGAGTGAAACTGCACAATTTTACCTCAATCTGGCTATCTCCAAAAAGGATCATATAACCATACCTAAAAGGCAGTTTATTGGAGATAGCGCCATACTGGAGCGTAACATAAAAGATTACATAACCGATGAGCTTAACAAGTATTTTAAAGTAGATGAGCAATGAGCATAAAAAAAGATCTTTTTAAACAGATAGGCGCTTACCTGATGGCAACGCTCAAAGATTTACCGCCTGAGCTTAATTTGCCAGATCTGCAGCATTTTGATAAACAGATGGGCCAGTTTACTAATCCAGAACTTTCATACGCCATACCGTTGCCTTGTGTGCTGATGGAGTACGGCCAGTTTAACTGGAAAACGGTTGGTAAAAACCAGCAGCGGGGTGATGGCTATATCCGCTTTTACCTGTATTTTGAAAACTATGCAGATTCTTTTACAGGCTCAGTAAACCAGGAATTAGCCTTACAGTTTTTTGAGTATTCAGAACAGCTCAACATGGCTTTAAACGGATTTAGTTTGCCGGGCATGAAATCTCTGGAGCGGGTTAGCGACAATGAGGATACGGCTCAGGATATGATTATTACCAGCATGGTTGATTTTGGTACGGTGATAGATGATATCGCCTCAGACTACACCAGAAACTTTGTAATGGCAGATCCGGATGTAACGGTGCTCAGAGTGAAGCAAACCAGCAGGCCTCCAGGCACTCCGTTTACCGATGGTTTTATAATGCCATAAAAAAAGCCTCTCAGATCTGAGAGGCTTTACACCTTTTACATTATTACCGTTTAAATACCGTTTAAATCCTTTATAGCGCCCTTAGCATCTTCGCTGCCATAGTTGACAGCGTTTTTTAAATATAATGCAGCCTTAGCCTTGTAATCGCTTTTTTCATTTGTATTGCTGGCCAGCTTTGCCTGATCCATGAATATAACCCCCATATAGTAATTAGATACCGGATCCTTTGGCTCAATTTTAAGCGCTCTGTTAAAGAATTGAGTTGCATTGAGCTCCTGGCCCTGAAAGTTCATAATGCAAAACCCCATACGCCTGAGCGCTTTTACATTTGCCGGATCTGCCTTTAAAACCTGATCATAATAATCAGAGGCTTTGGAGTACTCCTTATTAGCAAAGTATTTATCAGCAACGTCCAGAGCGGTTGACTGAGCCCGACTGGTCAGCGCTGATACTGCCAGTATAATGATGATTAATAGTTTTTTCATTTCTTCTCTAATAATATAGTTTGCTCACTTTTTACAATCTCTCCCATGATACTCTCCAGCCAATGATATAACATGCCATCTTTTTTCTCTGCATCAAATTTTCTAACATCAAAGGAATAGCAATATTCGTTTCCAGCTCTTTTGCCTATAAAGCCAAAGGCTGGCCAGCCCTCAACTTCACCAAAAACAATCCGCATATCATCAAAAAAGCCTTTAAAGTAATTGGTTAAAGTATCTTTAATAAAGTCCTCGTTAAATTCAAATGTTTTTAGATCCATCTCTTTAGGATAAGCAACTGCATTAACAGTATAGTTGCCCTTAACTTCCTTGCCATCCAGATATATTTTTACATCCTGCCAGTTGTATACTTTACCTGGATCAACATAGCCAGTGAGTTTTTTTTCTTTATACATAATCAAAGTTAAATAAAAAACCCTCATGTTTTGAGGGTTTATTGTGGGTGTTTGTGCACGTTATTGAGGCTTTTTAATCGCCCCAAATGATATTAAAGTTTAACTGTATAGCCAGCTGCAGCTCTATTTTTGCCCCCTTGCTATCTTTCCAGCAAGGCAAAACATAAATTGTATTGCAGCTCATCATTGCCTTAATATCGGTTTTCATAAACTCATTATGATCCTCGTTTGTATTGGCAGAATGATCAAGAAATACAGGGTTAATGATATCCCTGAAACCTGCTTTATACAGATGCTGCTCTGCTTTAATAAACTTATCAGTGACCTCCTGCATAGGCAGGCCAGTGATTTTCCCTGAAATATATACTCCTTGTTCCATTACATTTTTAATAATAAGTCCTGCAATGCCATGTGGTGTATCACATCGCTTAAACTATCTGTTACCAGTGAAAACATTTTATACATCAGCTCTGGCTCAGCCTCCGTTATCAGTATAGCAGTAGGTTTTCCAGCTCCTTGCATCCAGCCAGCCTCAACATGAGCAGATCTACCGCACGGCATAACCATAACACAGGCATCAGCCCACTCCATTGCATCAAAGTCAGATTTAAACCCCCTTTCGGATACTGGATGATCCAAAGCATTTAAGTATTGCTCATTAGTCCATTTTTGCCAATCAGGATCAACATCAGACCAACTAAACCCGGTGCCTCCAGGAGGATTTTTAAAATCATAAACCTCATGGCCAGCCTCTCTCAACTGTTTAACTACTTCCTGCTGAAATCCGTTCCTCCAGCTACTTGCTACGTAAATTTTCATATTTGTTGTTTTTTATATTGTGTCTTGTTTTAACCATTTCCCGCCTCTGCCTGGTGATTCTACCCACTTGTAGCCATTAGCCCTCAGGTGATCCCAATACAGGCGCTGATCTGTAAAGCCCAGGCGTGCAAAAAACTCCTGATCATAAGGCAGTGGAAAGTTTTTGGTCTTAGCTTTAGGTTCTGAATAGGCCAGCACCCTGATCTCATTATACTTGTTAATGAAATTGCTGATGCTCTTTGGCTTAGTAAACCACTCATCAGAGGCCATGTAAACGCCTAACAGCAGCTCCAGCTCTGCAGGTGTAATTACCAGCGCTTTCATTTTACCTGATTCAGCAGCGCCTGTTTTATACTTTATCGGATTGCCTAACTGATCCTTATGGTGATCCATGAACAACCTGCAGAACAGCTCAATCTTTTTATTTGCCGGGTAATCAGTTGCCTCCGCATTATCTGGCTCTGCTGGCTTTACCTCAGGCTCAGCACCAATGGCGTGCACCTTTTCAACTATCAGTTTGCCGGAGTAAACCTGATTAAATATGCCTTTGATCTGAGCTGGATCATTAGGTATATAGTTTAAAATAGCGTTGAGTTGCTTTTCGGTTAAAGCGGGTTTAAACTCATTTAAAACGCTCTTAAAATTATTGTCGTGGTATATTACCATCATATAACCGTCCAATTTGGGAGCGGTTATTTTGAATTTAGTTAGCTGCATCTTTATCCTCCAATGGCAGCTCAGGTGATACCGCCTCAATTATTTTGCTTTGTTTTAATACTATCCTGTAGATGGTGTCTCTCTCCAGGTGAAATGCCAGTACAAGCTCAGGCCAGATTAACTCCTCCCTGAGGCCCTGGCCCCATAACTCAGCATACTTTGCGTATATGAGTTTGTTTCTGCGATTGATAAGGCTACTATTCCGCATCGTTTTATATTTTGCTCATGTAATGTTTATACACTTTCTCAAACACACTTACCAGTGTAGGCAGCTCTTTTATCGTGTGCTTATTAAAGAGCTTTTTAAACGGGCCTTGCTCAACACACCACTGATCAATCCGGGCTATGTCGGCGTTTCCGTTTGGTAATTCCCAAAACATTTGATGTGCCTTTGATATGATTTTTTTGCGCATCACATCGCACTGATCCTCTACCTTAAAAGTGTCCTCCAGCTCTTTTATTACTGCCAGCATCTCATCATCATACAAGTCCTTTGTGCTTTCAGTACGCTCTCCAGAGTGCCTAAAAGCATAATCATGCCTCCTGGTGTACTGATCTGCAGCATTAAGAGCCTTTATCATGCGTAAAAACGTTGCTTTAGTATGTCTTTTTTGCATCTTTTTAGGCGTTTATTGTGGGTATTTCTGCATTTAATGTGGCACTAAACAGGTCGCTTTGCTCACCTTTTGCCGGGGTTTTGGCCTTGTTATTACGATCTGGCCAGATATCAAAGGGCTTGTTACCTCCAAAACGGCTCCTCATTAAGGCCTTAAAATCTTTAACCAGGATCTTTACATCACAGCAGTACTCAATGGCCTCAGCGTGTGAGCCCTTTGGTTTAGATCCGCTGGCCCAGCAAATCACTATAAAGCATTTGTGTGGATACTTATTAATCAGGTAAACAAACTGATCAATAGTGAGCTTCATATAATCCCGGCTATCAATTACGATGGCTCCAGGGCTGTTACGTTTACTCAGGCGCTCATCCATTTCCTCAACACTCTCTCCATCTGCAAAAACCACTTTCCCGTTTACTTCACGCATATTATTGCGGTGTAAAGCATCTCTCAGGCTTTTGCTAAATTTCTGTTCATGGCTATTGTAGTACACCTTAGTAAAGCTGGCCAGATACTTAGTGAGTTTAATTACAAACTCAGTTTTACCATTGCCAGAGGCTCCAGCCACACAACATTTAAAGTTTTTCTCAGGCTTACCAAAGGAGGCCAGCCACTCTCCATCAAAATCCAACTCTTTGTATTTCTTGTTTAAAAAATCGTTTATACCTGTAGTTGCCATTTAATTAATTAAGTTTTTATTGTGGATCCCGGCTGCAGTACTGCTCTGCTGATTATCCTCTAAGCCGGGATTGTGTTATATATTTTCAATGTGTTGAATGCACTGCATTATTATCATAGGAATGACATACACAATTGAGTTTCCGACCGCTCCAAGTTTAGTAATGTGGTCGGGTATCCCATGAGAAAGAGGGAGAATTGCGGGTTGACTTTCGCTTTTTTCAAACCGTAAAAAAGCATTGCCTTGTGCCCCCAATGAATACTTTTGTCCACTCTTTTGAAAGATTGATCCAGTGTCAAAATGTAATAACTCTCCCCATCTTTGTACATTGGAGTTGGCAATAAGCCAAATTCTTTGCCTTGTATGGTCGGCGTTAACGGCAACAGCTGGTATATTGAACGCTTGGCAGGTGTAACCGATGCTTTCCAGATCAGTAATCTTTTGGTCGAGTACCATGTTACTGACTGATCCAGCAACATTTTCGTTAATAACCCAATCGGGCCGGAGCTCTGAAATTCCTCTAAACATTTCCGGCCAGCGGTAACGGTCATCTGTTTTGCCCTTTCTGAGCCCGGATGTACTGGATGGCTGGCATGGATCTCCACCTGCGATAATGTTTGTAAAGGGCAGGTTTTTGGCTCCGCAAAATCCATCGTATCTGTGTATTGGTGTATCAGATCCATAAGTGTTTTTTAAATATTTCCATAAATCTTTGTTGCTTTCTATGTGGTATAGGGTTTTGATTCCAAGCTCTGAGGCTGCGTATGCAAACCCATCTACCCCCCCCGAATACCAACTACCTAATGTTAATTGTTTCATGTTGATCCCGGCTGCAGTAACGACCTGCAGCCTATTCTCTAAGCCGGGATTTTGATAAATGCCAGAGGCTTTTTTGTTATTCTGGACTTGATTACAATCTCGTTTTTCCTACCTGAGGCATGAAAGTTTGTCTTTGTTTGGGTTATGGATATGTAAGTCCTCAGAATACTTAATACTGAGTGCAAACTTGAATCAGGGCGCTGAGTGATCACCGCCTCTGCAAACTGCATTAACCTTTCATAATGCAGGTTTTCCCCATGTTCAATGGGCGCTTTGTAAAATGAAATCATTGTTTTAATTTTTTATTGTGTGGATCCCGGCTGCAGTACTGCTCTGCTTGCTATCCTCTAAGCCGGGATAATTATTAGGCCTCTACAAGCTCCTTTTTAGGCTCTACAAAGAATGTTTCTGCCTGATCTACTATTATACCGCACTCAGCCATCATAACCCTTGTGCCCGGTGTTAGGCGATCTGCCAGTATCTTATCCTTAGCTGGCTCAGTAACCTGTCTTACGAAATCAGGATACCCCTTAGATAATAATACCGTGATACTTTTCCAGGTGAAGCCTTTGGCTGCTTTTAATGCTGGAGTGCCAGTCCTAAAACCGATTGTACCATGCGTTAAATCCATAGATTTTTTCTTTCCAAAATCATCCCTGTTGTTTTCGGCATAGGTTTGCATTATCTCAAATGCGCTTTCCTTTTTTTCGCTTAGCTCACTGATCTCTGCAGCGTACTTGTCTCTTATTTTTGTAATAGCCTCATCCATTTTAGAGGTAAGTTGTTGCTGCTTTGCATCTGACTGAGCATAATCTGCAAATGCCTCCTCAGCCTCAGCTTTAGTAATTGTGTTTGGTAGTAATACCCTCTTTTGGCGTGTCTTTCCCATGATTTTAATTTTAAATGTTTATTGTTTGTCCTAATTCAATTCGTTTTCTGATCAGTTTTTTGCGGATCTCAATGCGCTCCTCAAACTGATTATCTGGTAAGGTTTGCAAGCGCTCCTCCAGTGCTTTTATCTCCTCCTCCAGCTCCTTTTTTTTATCACTCATCATAAAATGCGTTGTTTATAGTTTGTTAATGATTGGTGCAGCTGGTTTTTTACCTGCTCAATCACATTTCCCGTATATGGATCCCATCGGCCTGCTTGTAATTCATCCATATAAGTCAAATAAGCAGCGACCTCCGCAGGCTTTAGAGATATGTTATTTTTAGGCTTACAGCTGAAATAAAATTTCTTAGTCAGCTTTTCTCCAATATCCATCAGTATAAACAGGTATTCCAGATCTGTGAGGTGCTGGTTTTTTATAGATCCTAATATCCTTTGCTCTAATAATCGAGGGTTTGTGCATAGTGTAATCACCTGCAACTCCTCCCTGTTTAATTTTAACTTTACCATGTCGCTGATTATTTAACTAATTCCTTTTTACCCTTTTTATGCAGCTCATCAAAGCAATAACCTACCATTGAGCAGGCTTTACGCTCCATCAGGTCATCACTTTTTAAGCGCTGTATATTGTGCTGGAAAAGGTATTGATCATGCAGCAAAGACTTATTTGAGGTGCCAGAGTAGTACTGTAAAAACTCTGCATCTCTCTTTGCCCATTCGTTTTTCCACCAGTTCCAGTAAAAGGTTGTTTTGATTAGGAAATCAAAGCCAATAGCATCATTATCTGTCATGCGTTTGGCATAAGCAATGCCAGCCTCATACTTAAACCAGCAGTACTGCTCATTATCCCAATCCAGTACTGCCTGCACCAACTGCTCATTGTTTAATATTTGCAGTTTAACTATGCTGTAATGCTTTTTTTTAGGTAGTGTATTCATTTTTAAACCTCCTTTACTGAGATAATTTTATAGTTTACTGTTCTGAAATACTGTTCAGTACTGTTATAATCAATCGGATCCTCACAGATATCAACTTTATCACCCACCTCCAACTGATCATGCAAGGCAACATGAAATTTAGTCCAGATGCTGGCTTGAAATGGCCTGCAATCGACTACTTTGCCAGATTCGGAATCTATATCCCATTCAAGAAAATCCTGGCCTTTGTCCTCAAATTCTATAGTGATCATGCTGCAAGATCTCCCTTAACTTCTGCTTTGTTTTGGATCATTTTTTTTGCCCTGCGTTGATCTCCATTCACGTTAAGGCAGCTATTGCATATCTCAGCTATAGTATCAGGATTAGTTACTCCGTTGCCAGTACAGATCATGGTGATATCTTTTCTGGATGGCCGTTGCAACTCAATAAACTTGCTGCCTAACCTGGAGAAAATCTCAGGATATCCCTTTTTATTGCGAGGTACACCGTTAACCGTTAGTCTGTCAATCAGCGCCCTGGTTGCCATTAGCACAATACCGCATTTGCCCTCACACAGGTTGTAAATGGTGATAAAGAAATATAAGGTAGAATCAGGCAGCTTATCAGCCTCATTGATAATAATGATAGGCTTAACCGCCCTGTTAATTTCAGTAACAGCACGCTCCACCAGGGTTGGCAATGATCCGTTTGTATCTAATCCCATTTTACGGAGTAGATCTATCATAAAATACCTCCTGTTAAAGTAATCTCCGCAATTGATCAGATAAACATTGTCGTTCTCATTATCAAAATCCTTTGCTGCTGTATCTTTGCCCCAACCAGCACCTGCAGTAATAGCATGAACCCGGCTCAGATCCTTTGCATCCGTTAAAAGCTCTTTAATCTTTTTATAGTTATTGGTTGGCACGTTGTTCCAGTTGCCAGCCTCAAAGCCTACCTGCTTACCTATGTTTATCCACATGCGATCAGCAATTAGCGCCCATTTATCATTTAGGATCTGAGATATTGTGCCCTCAGATACATCAGTTAGGGCCTTTGAAGCCTTTGCCTGGCTGCTAAATCCAGATACAAAATCCTGCAGCAGGCTTTTAATTTTAATTTTTGAATCGTTTGTCATTATATTTGATTTTTATTGTGGCTCATTAATGGCCCTTTAACCGGGGCCGTTTATGGGATTTACATCATATCCCTGATATCAATATCATCCTCCTCAACCTCCTCATAGCTCGAAAAATCACCCTCTGAAATCCTGGTTGCTGAATGTTTAAGCTCCTTAACCACTACACCCGCTCTGAGAGCGCTCTCTGCATCCATCTGCATCCTTTTAAGGGTGTTTAAACGCTGCTCTTTACCTGCAGCTATTTGCTTAGTATGGCTTATTTTCTCACCAATAAGGTTGTTTAATTTTGCTGGAGTATCTGGTGTGTAATCAGCAATTGCCATTGGCATCCGCTCATATTGATTGCAAACCATTTTAAGTTTTTCGTCCTTACTTACAGCCAGGATCTGGCTCATATCGTATGGATCATATTTGATGTGTACCTCAGTGCCAATGGTATCCAGAAACATATTTTTAGGCACTTCAAAAATGAATTGCTGGCCGTTTATGGTCGGCATTAATCCGCTTTTGGTAACTCTATTGCTCTCTATGCGGTTGTTATAGGAGTTGAAATGTGTATATCCCAGGAGATTAAAATGCTGCTCATCACTGATCAGACGTTTTTTGCTTTCCTGCATTGTCATAAACGCATCCCGCCAAACCTGCTCTCTGGTTTTGCCAGTTCCTTTAACTTCAATTTGCCTCATGGCATTAATGAACTGGCTTACCTTATCAGATACCTGGTCAATGGTCGGGAAATTGTGTTTGTTGGATTCAACCCACTCTCTATTTAGTTTGCCTTTGCTGGTTATGTTAGTCCCTGAGTAGTTTTGCGGGAATAATTCTTTTAGCTTGCTGCTCCAGTGGCCTCTAAAGCTCTGTTCAATAACTTTACCTCTGGAGTTTTTTAGTTGAGTAGGTGTAAACTCTGCCTGAGCGCTAAACCATTGAGAAAAATCATTTTTCTTTTTGGGATCAATACCCCAACGGTCAGTTTTTATCTGATGCCAGAAGTACCGGCCTCCTGTCATTTGCTTAACGTAGTTTGCAGCGTTCAAATAAGCTGCTTTAACCAGATCCTGAGTGTTTGTATCACCTATTGCATAGCCTAAAATGAGATCGTTAAAGGCATCAATTACCACGTATAAGGTAGGTCTGTAGTAATGATGTGCAACGTTATGGCCCTTTTTGTTAACCTTAACCTGCTGAAAGTATAAATCCAGCTCATTATCATCAGAGTTGATCAATAATAGTGGAGCTGATGGCCTGTTTTGATGGATAACTTTACCAGCCTCATCATACCAAACCTCTTTACCTTTGCGGTATCCATTGATAATTACAGCGTTTTTATGCCTGTAATTACCTACAGTAACCGGGGTTATTGTCTTAAATCCTACCTGCTCAGCTACTTTATTGTACTTTATTGAGATGAAAGTATCATCATATTGAGCTGGATGGCTCAGCATTTCAATCAGTAAAGCATGATTTTCCTCATCCTTGACCTTTTTACTATTGCTATTGCCAAACTTTTTAGATGGTAGGCAGTAATAACTCTCAGTTTTATAATCAGCTATTTTGCGCTTAATGGTTTGATATGTTTTAGGCAGATCAATTACCTCAGCCTCAAAAATCTTTATAACTGCATCATACAGCTCTGGCTTAGCAGCCATACCTAAGAATTTTTTGCAATTGCTCCAGTTATTATCCAGCTCTATAAGTAAGTTGAGCCAGTTGGCGCATGTAACATACTCCCTTTGGCGCTCTGGCTTTAGTGCAGATCCATCAGCAACCCTGTACACGCTCGAAAAGAAATCTATTGCCTTAACATCTACTCTCAGGTATTGCTTAATGAGTTGGTTGTGGCAATACAAATAAGGATCACCAAACTTTTTAATGATAGCATGTTGGTATTTATCCTTTAACTTATCATAGCGGATCAGCACTTTACGCTTATCAGATGGATCCTTAACATTGTCCCATGATAATATTGTCCGGCGTGGAACATCACACAGCTCCATTTCGGCAAATTCAATAAACAATATATTATCCAGTATCCTCATTCTATGGGTTAATGATCCCGGCTGCAGTATCGCTCTGCTGGCTATTCTCTAAGCCGGGATTGTTTTATTTATGGCTTTGTTTGGCAATTAATGTAGCGGTATCCTTTACTGGCTTTCTGTTTTTAAGCAGGGATATGATTACATCTGCAGTGGAGTTATACTTGATGTTGATGCTGCCTGAGAGCGCCTTATTGATGGCGCTGTTATTAAATTTGCGGAGGTATGAAACCTGCTCAGTGTTCAACTTAATGGTTACGCCTCCAGCGCTTACCACTGTCTGAGCATTTGACTTGTTTGTAAATAATACAATAGTGATACTGGCAATTAATAGTACTTTTTTCATCTTATTTTGAGTTTTATTGTGGCTTAATTGGAGCTTTCAGCGGTGGATTCTGCAGGTTTTGACAGGTTATTCTTTGCTTCGAGGATCTTGTTATAAGTATCCAGTACCGCTTTAGCTAAGTCAGTGTTAGCATTTCTAACACCCCGTACAATCATCCTTACATAAGCAGGTTTGCAATTATGTGCCTGAGCTGTAAGGGTTGCAGTGTCATCTTTCTTTTTATTTTCCATTTTTTGAAAGTTTTTCGTTTTCTTTGTTGCGAACAACGAAACAAAGATTGTAAGTATTTCTCACAAAAGCAAGAAATTCTAACAATATAATTCAATGAGCATCTACGCCCGGTTAAAAGAGTTAAGACAGGAAGCGGGATTGAGTCAGGAGGATTTTGCAACATCCATAGGACTCAAAAGGCCAAACTATGCTCAAATTGAGGGAGGCAAACAATACCCTACACTTGAAACTATCAAGCAGATTGTTAGAATTTATCACAAAACATACGACTGGTTGATTGATGGGAAAGAAATTGCACCTAATGTTGCACCCATTATTGCACCTATCTCAAAAAAGACAGGTTCTTTCCCTGCTTTAAACGCTCCTAAAATCCTGACAATTGATAGCTCAACCCAGGAGGAGAATACTTTATTTGTTACCGCAAAGGCAGCTGCAGGTTATTTGAATGGGTTTGCTGATCCTGAGTATACTGAGACACTGCAATCTATTAACCTACCTGGTTTAAAAGGGCAAACACACAGGGCATTTGAGATCAAAGGAAACTCAATGCTGCCAACACATCACAGCGGATCTATAGCTATAGGCAGGTACGTTGAATCATTTAATGATATACGGGATAGGCGTATCTATATAGTGGTCACTAAAACTGATGGTATCGTTTTAAAAAGGGTTTTAAATAGAATTAAAGAGGATAACAAGCTGATACTTATATCAGACAATGATAATAAGAGGGAGTACCCAAACTATCCAGTAGCGCCTGAGGATGTTATTGAGCTATGGTATTGGCGGGCATCAATAATAAGGGAGTCACCTGAGCCCGGCACTGTATACACCAGGATCAATGATCTGGAGGGACGGTTGGCGTTGATTGAGACGCTTTTGAAAGCCAAATAAACACCGTTTAAATGGTGTTATAATATCTTTAAATAGTAATTGCGGTAAAGTTATCTACTGTTAGCCATGTAAAAGGGCGTTGGTATTATATACAAATGATACAAAATTATACTTTTCGATTTTCGCCATTTTTTTATTGTCGTTTTAAAATAGGCCTCAATCATATCAAAAACGCCATTTTTGCCATTTTTGCCATTTTATATATTTATACATTTTGTTTTTAGCCCCTTATTAAGCCTTTTTCTTTCAGCCCTAATATTTCATCAAATTTCTCGGCATCAAAACCTTCCATCGGGCCTGCATCAACACCCAGCTCGGCGGCGGCGCTTAACAAAACACCTAAAGCTATGTAAGCTTGTCTGTGTGACCAGGCTACTTTTTGTTCGTCGGTACGGCTGCTCAGGCTTCCTAAAATTATCTGCTCATAACCTTGCAGGGTTTCGCGGGCAACATTGCGGGTTGAGGCAATCAGGTCGATGAATTTTTTGCCAAAATCTTCATCAAGCGTGGTTAGTGACGCAAAAACGAACAGAACAGATGAATCTGTAATTTGTGCCTGGTTATAACCGGCAGCACGCAGTTTGGCTTTGGTTTCTGCATCCTGAACAACAATTACTTTGTATGATTGTAAGCCGTATGATGATGGTGCCAATTGTACAGCAATTAATAAGCTATCCAACTGTGCAGCAGTTAGTTTTTTAGCGGGGTTAAATTTTTTAATGGCAGAGCGCCATTGTAAATTTTCTATGAATGACATGATATTTTCTATTTGTTTAAACAAAATTAGATGTTTAAACATTTAAAATGGTCACTCCTATGTAAATTGAATGTTTAAACATTCAATTTACATCAACACCTATCGCAAGCTATAAGTTGGCTTTTTGTTTCAGCTCATCCTCTTTGTCATCTTGCTCTTTTCTCAGACGTCGTTTTTCCTGTCTTATATCTTTGCGGGTTTTACCAGCAGTATCAATATTATCTATTTTTAACTTATACTCCTGTTTAAGGGCTTCAATCTGCTCCTTTAGTTTCTCTTTAGCGGTTTTCTCTTTTACCTTTTCCTGCTCTTCTGCCCTTTTACCGGTAGTATCTTTTTTACCAAAAAGACGCTGAAAGAAGTTTGGTTTTTTTACAGGATCTTCCAATACCGGCATTACTTCATTGTCGTCGCTTTGTTTCATCAAGCTGTCAGCAGTAGCGGTATCCACCGGTGCAATGGCCCGGCGCAGGCTTTCCCGCAGACGAACGCCATAAAAGCCGTAAGCGTTGGTATCGCGGGCCGTATAGCCCTTCTGCGCCATTAACTTGCCAATAAGGTTAAAGTATCCATGAAGGCCAGGGCGCAGCGTACCATCGGGCTGAAAAGCATATAAGCCACCCTTTGGATAAGGAACAATACTTGCCAGGTAAATACTTTCGCCCAGGCTAAGTTCAGACGGCGATTTACCAAAATAATAATGCGATGCCTCAGATATACCGTAAATGCCGCGGCCCCATTCAATAATATTCAGGTAAACTTCCAGCATCCGGTTTTTATTCATGATCTGGTTGTTTTCGATCATCCACACGATCAGGATCTCCTCAACCTTGCGGGCGAGGGTTTTTTCCCGGCTCAGGAAGGCGTTTTTTACCAGCTGCATAGATATGCCGCTACCACCACGTTTAAATTTGCGGGTTTTAAAATCGGTAACCAATGATTTGCGGAAGGCTTCTTCTACAAAACCGTGATTAGTATAAAATGAAGGGTCTTCTGCTGTCATTACCGCATTGCGCAGGTTGGGTGATATCTCAGAAAGGGGAGTAAACTCCGGGTTTTCGGGACTGATCAGATGCGGCGACATGGGCTTGCCTTTTTCATATGGCGTGTAAACAAAAGAGCTGTTAAGCTTGGTGAGATCCGTTTTGCCAAACTTCACTATCCGGAAGCCATCCTTGCTCAGGCGCGAATCAAACCGCAGATCGTCAAGTTTGGAGGCATCCATGTAAAAATTAAGCGCGTAGTTGAGTTTTCCAGCCACCTGTATACCATCCAGGGCATCAAACATCCCCGAAGGGAAGGCGTCGAAAATATCCGCCGCGTTTAACCAGCCGGTATTGATCTTAAGTTCATATATTTTTACCGGGTTCAGCGTGTACTTGATAAAAGGGTGCGCGGTAAGCTTTTTAACATGAATGAGCGAAGAGCTATCAACAGATACATAGTTGCTGCCTACAAATACATTAGCATCAATGGATGCATCAGGAAAAACAATATTGCTTGATGATATACCCGGGTGGTTAATGAGCAGGTTATGTACAGCCCATGAACCATAAATTTTTGTTTCGCCACCGCTATGCTCCACCTTGGTGAGCTTGGTGCTAATGGTGTCGAAATTTAATTTAAGTTTGAACTTTTTTTCGATGATCGGGAGTTCAACCTTTCCTCCATCGGCATACAATTTTACATCGATATCTTTATCCGAAGGGTGCATTTTACCGGCAACATGCCAGGTAGCAGCGCCGTTATCCACATCAATAGTTGAAGTGAGGTTACCATCTTTGATCAACGCGGTTTTGGCCAGCAATTTTAACCGGGTGCTGTCGTCCCTGAAACTGATCGAAAAATTATTCAGGTGCAGGTTGTCCGGGATTTTGTAAAGTACTTCGTTCACCAGGTGATCGGCCAGATCGGCCAGGTCAACCTTATCATGCGTGGCGGTAGTATCCTTTTTCTTTTTAAACAGGAAGTCGAAGTTTTTGACCCCCTTTACGCTGGTCAGGTTTATAAACCCATCCTGCAAAGAAACATCGGCCAGCTTAATATCGCCAATAATAAGCGGCAATAGTTTTACACTTACTACCAGGTTTTTGATGTGGAGTAAACTGTCGCGCTGTTCGGGCACTATCGAGATGTCTGAGAATGCTACCGTGCTGGAGCCCGTAAAGTGGGCCGAGCCTATTTTTACATCTAAATTATAATCCCTCCTGGCTTTTGCTTTAGCTTTGCTGATAGCTTT